CAAGAAGTGGAAGAAGAACTGTGATGAAGAGCGTTTGCTTGGCGTTTCGCTAACAGGTATTATGGATCACGCTTTGTTGAATGGTAGCAATCCTGAGGATATTCAGCATGGAAATCTTCCTCGCGCATTACAGGAATTGCGTAAGGCTTGCGTAGATACTAACAAGAAGTTTGCTGATGCGCTCGGAATTGAAGTATCTGCCGCTATTACTTGCGTGAAGCCATCAGGTACAGTTAGCCAGTTGGTTGACTCCGCTTCAGGTATTCACCCACGTTATAGCGAGTATTATATCCGTCGTGTTCGCGCTGACAAGAAAGACCCTCTTGCCGACTTTATGATTAAGAAAGGCTATACCGCTGAGGAAGATTTCTACGGTAAGAGCAACTGGGTATTCTCTTTCCCAATGAAGGCACCTGCTGGCGCAGTTTTAACTAAGGATGTAACTGCTATTAAGCAGTTGGAACTCTGGCAGATTTACCAAGACCACTGGTGTGAACATAAGCCATCTATCACTGTATATGTTGGCGATGATGAATGGATGGAAGTTGGTGCTTGGGTTTATAAGAATATGGCTACACTTTCGGGTGTTTCTTTCCTTCCGCGCGATACTGGTTCGTATCGCCAGGCTCCATATGAGGCTATAGATGAGGCTAAGTATAAGGAACTCCTAGCAACTCAGAACGTTGAAATTAACTGGACTGAATTTATGGAAGAAACTGATACAACTGAAAGCGCCCAGACCTTGGCGTGTGCGGCAGGAGGCTGCGAAATCTAATGAAAAAAGCACTATTCTTTATTGCAGGTATGATATGCTTAGGCATCGCATACATAGGAATGGTTACTCCAGGCATCCCCTGGAGTACACCTTCAATCGTAGCAGCATATTGTTTTGCTAAGAGCTCCGATAAGTGGTATAATTGGATGATGAATCATAAATTGTTCGGTCCTTTCTTAACTAACTGGAAAGGTAAGAGTATATACCCAAGCAAGGCAAAATGGATTATGTTTATCTGTATGGATACAAGCCTTGTCTTTCTTTGGTTTACAACTCACAACTGGAAACTTGTTCTTGGTGTAAGTTTGTTTATGGCGTTCTGGATGGTTTGGGCAATTCGTTATCCTGGAACTTTAGAAGAATGGAAACGTCGTAAAGAAGCTGGTGAAAAGATAGGATGGTTTAGATAATATGCAATATCATTATGATTGGATTCAAGAAAATGTTGCTAAACAAATAATTGCAATGCTTGAAGAAAATTATGCAAATGAAGAAAACAAAGAAGACATCGTTATTATCTTTAGACATAATTGGTTAAATATTTCAAGAATTAAAGATGAACTCAATAGTCACGGTAGAGTGTATAGAAAAATAATTCTATACCAGTTGGAGCCTTTGGTCGATGGTCATTGGCACAATAAAGAACGCATAATAGAAAATCTTCATGGGGCTGATGAAGTTTGGGATTACGATTTAGATAATATTGAGGTGTTAAAGAAACATGGTGTTGAAGCAAAGTTTGTTCCATTCAGATACACTAAGTCTTTAAAAACTATTGAAAATGTTAGCGATCCAGAAATTTCTATTTTGTTTTATGGGACATTTACAGAAAAGAGAAGCAGACAAATAGCAGATTATTTAAATCACTATCATTCTAAAAATAATGAAGGGTTTAATATATTTGCGAGCCTTGGTTTTGTTTGGCTGTATAGAAATACAGAATCATTTCAAAACAAAATGATAGCGAATAGCAAAATTATATTGAATATGAACCCTTACGAGGGTGAATGTAGACAACAACAACCAAGAATATTTTTTCCTTTAATAAATGGTAAATGTGTTCTAAGCCAAAAATCTAATAGAAACTATTTTGGCGATTCTATTATAGAATTTAATGATATGGATGATATGGGCGATAAGGTTGTTTGGCTATTAGCAAACGATAACTGGAAAAACTTTACACATTGGAATGGGGAAATTATAGTATGATTAATCACAAGTTTAGTATTATCACACCAACGCATTTAAAAAATGCATTTCTAGATGAGTTATACGAAAGTCTATTAGAACAGACCTATACTAACTGGGAATGGATTCTTTGGCTAAATGGCGGAGCAACTAAAGATAAGGTCGATGAAAAAATTAAATCTGATGTTAGAGTTAAGATTTTCGTCAGCAATGAAACAATTTCTTCTGTTGGGTTAAATAAAAATAAAGCCTTTCACGCAGGTGTTGGTGATGTTTTAGTTGAAGTTGACCATGATGATATTTTGCTTCCCGAATGTTTAGAAGAACTTAATCTAGCATTTCAAGATAATGAAATTGGTTTCTCCTACACAGATTGTGCAGTTTACCATATGACTGACAAATTTCAACCATATGGTGAGGCTTATGGCTGGACTCATAAAAAGATTAATTGGAGAGGAAAAGAACTCATCTCGATGGATTCTTTCCCACCATCAAGCAGAAGTGTTTCGTTCATCTGGTGTGCACCAGACCATGTGAGAGCATGGAGACGTGATGTTTACATTTCAATCGGCGGTCATGATGCTAGTTTAGAAGTCTGCGATGACCATGAATTGATGATTAGAACATATTTGAACACTAAGATGTATCATATTCCAAAGGCATTGTACATCTATAGAATTACTGGTGAGAATACTTGGTTGGAAAAGAATCAACAAATTCAAACTAAAACTGTTGAATTATTCCACAAAAATGCTTGGGAACTTGCTGTTCGAGAAGCCAGACTTCGCGATCTACTAGTTGTAGAAATCGGTGGTGGGATAAATCCTAAAGAAGGATGTGATGTTAATATTGACCTAGAAAATGGTAATGTTTCGGCAGACTTAAACGATGGTATTCCTCTACCAGATAATAGTGTCGGCGTTTTGAATGCCTCACATATTATTGAACATCTGCACGACAAGCATAAGATTATGAAGGAAATTCATCGCGTACTTGCTGATGGGGGCTGGGCGTTTATTGAGGTTCCAAGTACAGATGGTCGCGGCGCATTTCAAGACCCAACTCATGTCAGCTATTGGAATGAAAATTGCTTCTGGTATTATACGAGAGAAGATAAGGCTGCTTTTATAAGAAATAAGGAAATTCGTTTCCAAGCGTTTAGATTGGATACAATCTGGTGGGAGGATCATATTGCTATTACAAATGCTTGGTTGGTCGCGAAAAAGAATGATGAACGTCGCCCACACCTAACCTTAATTTAAGGATGTAGTAAATGTTTGAAGTAAATCCTGCATTCAATAAACGCCTATTTGTAGTAGATAATTTTTATAATAATCCTGATGAGGTTCGCGAACTTGCGCTTCAACAGGAATATGAACAAGGTTCTGGTTGGTATAAAGGTTGTAGGACTTATAAGAATTTCCTAACTCCTCAGGTTAAAAACGCATTTCAAGATATAATGGGCGTTCGTATCCGCGAATGGGAAAGTCATGGAATGAATGGTAAGTTTCAATATTGTTTACCGCAAGATGTGTTGGTTTATCATTATGATGCTCAAACTTGGGCAGCTGTTCTTTATCTAACGCCAGATGCACCAGTAGATACTGGAACAAGTTTTTATGCCCACAAACAAACAAGATTGCGTAATGCTGATGAACCAAATGCAGATTCTTGTTTTAGCGGTGGATTTCTAGACGGAACGAAATTTGAACTTGTAGATACAGTTGGAAACGTATATAATAGAGTTGTAATTTTTGATGCTCGTTGCTTTCACGCAGCAAACAGATATTTTGGGCAAACTATAAACGATTCAAGATTGTTCCAGATATTTTTCTTCGATTAAAACACCCCTATATAAACTGTGGATAAAAATAGTCCACAGTTTATTTTTAAGGAGTGTTTTAGATGACAGCAGATGCATACATTAGATTCTCATGCCCAAATTGTGAATCATCATACGCAGTAGATTATCTTATTCAAGAAGCACACGGTACTGCAGAATATTGCCCTTTTTGTGGCGAAGAAATACCTGGTGAAGAACAGGAAGAGCTAGAAGAAGACGAAGAAGAAACCGATTCGTCATGGTAATCGGAATTGACTATTCGCTAACATGTCCAGCTATGTGCGTTATGACCGCACCGTCTATAGATAAGGCAATGTTCTATTATCTAACACCTAATAAAAAAATGGTTGGTAATTTCGGTAATGCTATTGGATACTTGCATAAAGAGTATTATTCTGAACAAGAGCGTTATGATAATATTGCTGAGTTTTTCCTAAACAAAATTCCAACCAAACCAACGATTCCTCACGTTTATATCGAAGACTATTCTTTCGGTTCTACTGGTAGAGTTTTCCATATAGCAGAAAATTGCGGTTTGCTAAAATACAAACTTTGGGAAATAGGTTTAAGGTTTACGACTATAGCACCTTCTGCAATTAAGAAGTTTGCTACAGGCAAAGGCAATGCAGATAAACAAAAGATGTATGATGCCTTC